TCATCAAATGGGTGCTCCGGCGGAGTACATTGCTGCTTATCAAGAAGAAGCTTGTTCCACGCGCTTCTTCCGTGGTAATCTTCGCCTCATGCAACATTCTGGGAACCGTTACACATTCCTCTTGAACACTCTTCGGGTTTTGGCCCTTACCCATGCGACTTACCACCGGATCAAATACACCCCTCAAGCTTATGGTGGTGATGATAGTTTGTTAGCCGGGACCCCTGCCGTTTCCCCTAGCTTCCGTCCTGGCAGCTGGCTCTGCAGCCCTAAGGTCAATCACACATCCACGGGGCATCTTTTCGGCCACTTGATTTCTTTTGGTCAGCTCTCCTATGATTACCAGTACATGTCTAATCGTCTTGAGGTTGCGATCGTCGAGCGTCCTTACGATGTTGATTTTTTTCGCAGTTTCGTTGACCAGATGGTGGCACTTCCTTACGTCTCCGACCCCCAGTACTCCCGAGTTTTTGACATGCTCCACTCTCATGTCTGTTCGCACAATCTTCGCATAACCGGTCTCACGCCGCCTCGTGATTTCCAGCTTTCTTTCACTCCACACTCTGTCTTTTCCAACGGTGTTTTCCCTCTTTCCCGTCGGCCTCGTCGCTTTGTTACGGAGTGAGTTGTCTTGATACTCCTGGATCCCTGCCATGCTTGTAGATAAACCGAGGTCTTTGCACTAACGTTGAAGTTTTGGTCCAGTTGCGACGACAGATCCCTTGTTCCATTCCCTTTTCTTTCTTTGTATTCTTTTGCACCTTCTCCTTAAGTTACCCCTAAGGCCCCTACCGGTAGCGTCTAGGTATCATATTTCTTCCTTCCCGCTCTCTTTCTTTCACTTCCGTCTTAATCCGGTATAGACGCTAAACTGCCGCACCCCCCCTCCCGTCTTAATCCGGTATAGACGTTAAACTGCCGTACCCCCACTCGCGATACCTCAGGCGCGTAATGACCTTTGGACTGGGCTTGACAACCCTTTCATATACCCCTTTCACAGAAGTGTAAGCTCGATTTCACGCTTGCAAGTCCCAAAAACCACCTGCGTCACTCCTTATGCGTGGGCACTGTGTGCGCTCAGGGTCCCTGAGTAATGGTTAGTCACTGCAGGTGTGCCCTGCGTGGCGAGACCGTCCAAATGAGACCTCCGTTGTGGGAAGCTTTCTTTGAGGCTGACAGGCTCGTGATCTGTCCAACGCATGGTCTGGCGTCAGTATGCTTCGCGCTGATGACCTAACAGAATTATAGTCACGGTCGGTCACCTGGTGTGGCTTAAGGTATATCGGTCTTCGCTGTGCGTCTTCGTCTCCTTTTCTCTTCCCCTTCTCCCCACCCTCCTCCCCTAATCCTTCAATCACTTTATGTCTTCCATCACCCGCTTTCTTGGTGGTGAGTGTGTTGTTGGTCTTGAGGAGGTTTCTGGCATCCCTTTCAATGACATTACCGCGATTCCGCATACTTTGTCACCCAACGGTGCTCTCTGGCGCCGTTCCCCGGGTGCTTTGGTTCACGATCACCTGGATGACTTCGTTGTTGCTGGTTGGGTCAATGTTCAGGCGCGCCTCACACCCGGCCCCGGTGCTACTGGCCGTGCCTGCAGTGTTGTTGTTGGTTGGGGCTCCTCTCTCTCCCCTCCTTCCTCCCTCTCCGATGTGCGTCGCCTACGTGGTTTCCAGAACATTGTCTTTGGTGGTTTACAAGATCCCACCCATGAGGGTCACATTATCCCTTGTCCTTTAGACAAAGGTCTTTTTGCTTCTCGCATCAAGCCTGCCCCCGCCACCTTCGGTCACCCTGTGCTTTACGCGTGGGTTGTCACCGCCACCGGCCC